TTATTCATACTTGTATCTTAAAATGTCATTTTTAAAAGATTTATTGCCCGTGTTGGTTGGATTGCTTTTATTGATTTTTGCCATAAAATCCTTTGCATCCATAAGTGCCTTGCTAGGTAAATCCTTGATTGTGTCTATCATTTCCATAGACTTTGATTTTATATCCGATATTGGTGAGGTGTTTTCTAACCCCATAATATTCGATTTATTAGGAGCAGTAGCTCTTGCACCCTTAACGTCAAATGAAGGGTTGAACGCATAGAAATTTTTTGAATCAAGCTGTTCTTGCGTGATTCTCAAAGCCTCTCCAAACCTTTGGAAATGCACAACTTCTCTTGCCCTCAAAAACTTTATTGGATCTCGCACTTCTTGGTCGTCAACTAACCTTAGAATATTATCGTAAGTAGTTCGTGCCTTTTGCTCAGCTGCTAAGTCCTCTGTTAAGTCTGTGATTGGGTCGCCTTTAGATTGAAAGTATGTTGCGGTGAAAGCAGGTCCAGATGCAGCCACAGGATATAGTCCTGTTGTATGGTCTACATAATATGCGTCAAATCCACTTTTCTTAATCTCTTCAATAGACATATTCCGAGTTAGCTGATAGACTATTGCGCAAATCATCTCCATATGCCCCAGTTCTTCTGTACCTACGTCATTAAGCACACCTTTTACTTGACTATTCGGTGCTGTATATCGCTGGCTTAGATAGCGCATTGCCGCACCAAGTTCCCCGTCTGGTCCTCCAAATTGAAAAAGTAGGTAATTTTAAGCGTAATAAAAAATCTTGACGGAACAACTGCTTCTATCAAAAATAATTTTCTCTATGAAACTACGTAAAAGCTTGTTTTTCTCTGATTGTGAAACTTTATCGTTCTTTACCGACTTAAGTGTATTTTTATGTTTTTCTATGAAATCTTTTTTGAATTGTGCATCATCAATTGGATTTAATGGTTTTTTAGCTTCAAGATGTTTGATTGTTTCTGTTATTTTAGATTTATTGCTTTTGTATTCTTCAAGTGAATCTATGCCATCTTCATAAGCTAATTTCACCCTCTGCAGTTTATGATATTCTTTTTTTATTAGATCATCACTATTTGATGAGTGATTAGACTGTTCTTTTCTATTCAATTCAAAATTTCCAGTTGCTAAACTATATTCAATAATTGAAATAACTAATTTTTCAATTTTAGTCATTGAAATATAGTGAGAAACATTGCACTTTGATTTTGCATAGCTATGGCATTGCAATCCTTGTGATGTTGATTTGCATAAGGTTGACCCACAGTTAGAGCATTTAACAAGACCTTGTAACATAAAAGCATTTGGTGGGTTAACTCTAGCATTCTTAGCATACATTATTTTTGTTTTATCTAATTTCATTTGTGCTTGCTCCCATATTTGTTTTTCAATAATCGGTTTATGAGTTCCCTTTACTATCATTAAGTCAGGATGATTAAAGTCATAATACGTTCGCTCAGTAGGATTCCATCTTATTTTACCGACATAAACAGGATTTCGCAGTGTATACTCAACTGTGCGATTCTCAAATAGATTGCCCCTACGTGTCTTTAACCCAGTTGCATTAAGTTTAGTAGCAATTTCTCTACATCCTAAACCACCCAAGAATTCATTAAATATCATTTGAACAATTGGTGCAGTTTCTTCGTTAATCACATATTGTTTATTTAGAACATCATATCCGAGAACAGGACCAGCAACAACACCACCTCGACTTGCTTTTTCCGTCATGCCTCGTTTTACTTCCTCAGCTAAGTTGATGCTGTAATACTCGTCCATAGCTTCAATAAGTGCCTCTATGAGAATAGACATCTTGTCATCACCAATATTTTCGCTAATTGAAATAACGTCGATACCTAGTTGTTTTCGAAGCATTGATTTGTAAAGTATGCTGTCTTCTCTGTTTCGTGCGAAACGTGAAAACTTCCAAACTAAAATACAATCAAAAGGTTTTGGCTTAGACTTAGCAACACCTATCATTTTATTAAATCCAACCCGCTTTTTTGTGTTTTTCCCACTGATACCTTCATCAGAAAAAACAAACTCATTAGGCACTATCATGTCATTGCGCTTTGCATATTCTCTTATTTGCTTTATCTGACTGTCAGGACTAAGCTCCGTTTGATCGTCTGTTGATACACGAATATATGCTGCTGCAATTTTCATTTTAACACCTCACATCTTTTATGTTATTATGCCCCACTATCACTGGTGGGGCTATTTATTATTAAGACTTTTGTTTTATCTCAACTAGTGTTTGCACTATATCACTGATTCCAATAAATAAAAAACCTGTTATAAAGGAAACGACTACTGATGTTAGAAACACTTTCCACGAGAAAACCGTTTCTTCAATGTATTTGATATTTTCTAAATAAGAAGAACTAGAATCAACCACTTGTATTTTTGATATAGCTAAAAATATTCCTAATAATACCCCAATTATTATTATACCTATCCCTATTTTTTTATAAGTTGATGCATACATTTTGTCAATCTCCTTTGTTTTTTCGAGTTATTCTAAAAGCCATTTATATTGTAACCCCACTATTGCTAGTGGGGTATTTTTTTATATGTATCGATTTAAAACACTAATAAGTTGTTCTTTATATTGATTTATATCATAAATATTTTCAAGGGTGTATTTGACATCTTTTTTATTTTCGTCTGGTAAAATTAATAGCTTTTTATTTGTTGAAAGCACAAGTCTACATATCCAATTTGTAACTTTATTTTTATAGGTTATTGATAGATAGCTTTCAGTATCTTTATAAAAAATATCATCAAGATTAACTACTTCTTTTAAAATATTTTTAACAATAAAAAATCCTTCAAGTTCATCATTGGTAGTTATAATCTTTGATATTTGATTTATTTCTACTGGTTGCTCCTCATCAGCAGCCGAATCTGCACTAACACTTTGTTCTTTTTCTACACCAAGTGCAGATTTTATTTTGTCATTCATAAGTTCGCTTATATAATTATTCAACGACTTTTTTATGATTGGTCTGAATCTATCAATTACAGATTGTGTTTTCACACCATCATAAACAGAAGATAGAAAGAATCTAACTAAATCGTCATTAGGTTGTTGTAGTTGTTCAGCAAATGCGGTTTTGAATTCATATGAATATTTTAATTCGGAAGCAGTATCTAGTATCTCATTAACATCAAAATTAGATTTATGAAATTTTTTGAGTTCAGCAACTTGGCTCTCTTTTATATCAAGAATATTAACTTCTAAAAAAGGTTTATCATCCATTTTGTTTTTTTCTTGAAGGTCTGTATAAAATCTAAAATATTGTCCATTGGTTAGAATGGCAAACTTTGCAGATGATGTCCCAAAGTATCTAAACAATTGTGAATCATGCTTCTGTAGATTTTCTCCGATCCATTTTGCCTCGATTAAAATTACAGGCTCACCGTTGTTGAGAATAGCATAGTCAACCTTTTCACCTTTTTTAATGCCAACATCCGCAGTGAATTCTGGGATAAACTCATCGGGATTAAAGACATCATATCCTAGCATTGCAAAGAAAGGCATAATAATTGATGTTTTTGTTGACTCCTCTGTTTGGATACTGTCTTTTAATTTCTCTACTCTCTTCGAGAATTGTTTGATTTGGTCAATAAAATCCATTCCGTCACGTCCTTAAAAATATTCTCTCAAAGTCCCCATACATAATGATTTTATATCTTTATCTAAAATTTCGCTCTAAGCTCTACAACCTTGCCAAGGCATATTATAGGAAATTCCTCAACCTCTTTGTTGGTATAGAACATGGGTGCATATGCTTGGTTTAAAGCTATTAGGCTTATACCATTATCATGACGCATAAACTTTTTAATAGTAGCACTGTCGCCATTGACAAGCATAATTGCAATGTTCCCACTGTCAACAGTTGTCTGTTGTCTAACAATAACAACATCACCTTGTGAGAATTTCGGTTCCATACTATCTCCACGAACTTGCAAAGCAAAAAAATCACCTTGAGCTGCCATTTGCTCGTCAATTTCTTCATAGTCAATTATGTCTTCAATTGCCTCAATAGGTATTCCAGCTTGTACTTCACCGAGTACAGGTATTCTTATACCCCTTACTTTGGGTTTATGTTGTTTATCAGCCCCGAGCAGGTAGTCAGTTGATACATTAAAGTAGTTTGCAAGCTGAGTAATTGCATCAGTTGGCGGAATTCGTTGACCAGTTTCGTAATGATTATAAGCTTGCCTTGAAACATTAAGAATTTTAGCCATATGGGCTTGCGTCAACCCTTTTTCTTTTCTAATTAAAAACAATCTATCTTTTAACATATAATCAACCACCTTACTAACATAATACAGCAACATATAGTTGCATTGCAACAATAGCAACAAAGAGTAAACATTTTTTAAAAAACTATTGACAACGCTACTCATAGTTGCTATAATACGAATTAACAAGTGCAACTATGAGTAGCATGTAGAAAGAAGGGGTGTGGATATGCGCAACTATTTAAAAAAATTGCGACTTACATTTAAGTTAACGCAAGAGCAAGTTGCAGAGAAACTGCTATGCACAAGACAATACTACAATTTGATCGAAAATGGATATCGTCAAAATAATATGGATGTTAACACAGCAATGAAACTTGCTGATATTTTCAAAGTGCCAATTACCTTTATTTTAGAAGAGGAGCAAAAGCTTTAATACATATCTAAACCCTAACCACTAAGTATAGTATAACCGGAAAGAGAGGTAACAACAATGTGTAAAGAATACAGAAACATATACCAAATTGCTAGAAATGCTAAAGGTATAACCCAAGAAAAAGCATCAGAACTACTTAATGTATCAATTGAAAGCTTGAGAGCATATGAAAGTAGTCGAACACCTGTACCGAACCAAGTTGCAGCTGATATGACAATGATATATGGAGTAGAACATCTTGCAATGCAACATATCAGAGAAAACCCAGTAGGAAAAATGGTTTTCCCGTCTTTTTCTGAAAACGTTGATTGTTCAAAGGCTATTTTAAACCTATTAAAAGAAGTTAATGATGTTGTTCAATGTCGAGATGAATTAATTTCAATTGGAGCAGATGGCATTATTGACGAAAGCGAGCGTGCAAGCTTTGAGCGAATTATTAAAGAACTTGACGAACTTAAAACAGCAATAATGGAATTACAGTATTCCAAAAAGGCATAGGACAAATTTATCAAAACATATCTATTTATAAAAGGGGGCGCTATTATGGCTAAGCACAATCAGCCGTTTACAGGATATGCCTATATGACAATGCCCGATGGTACGGAATTATTAATGACTAAAATTGAAAATGTCGGGCTACCCAATCAAAAGGTTACTCACTACATCACAGAAGAACAACGTGAAGAGTTTAGCCGAAAGATGATGAAAAACGTAGGCGAAGTGATGAGCGAATATTATTCCCAACAGGAACGAATAAATCAAATTTAAATCAAAACAAAGGACGTGAAAAAATGTTTGAGAAGTTAATGAAAGAAATTGAGTATGCTAAAACCTCGATCATGCCACGACAAAATCTATTTGAAACTTACGGTCGCATCACTATGGCTCGTGAGCTGAATGCGATTAGTAAAAAAGAGTATTTTAAATTAAACAATGAGTGCGTTTGTAAAGGGATAAACAACCCACAATATTTTAATTAAGGATGTGAAAAAATGTTTGAACAAGTATTTGGGTTATTGCTAATTAGTTCATTGTGTCTATGGTTTGGTATTGGTGGATATATTGTGGACAAGCAATGTGAAAAAGAGGAGGACCAGCAATAATGAAAACGAATAGAGAGCAGGTGACACAATGCTAAGGGAAAAGCCACCAGCACCAACCCCAGATATGTTTCTTCATAATAACCCTTATGGGTTTAAGCTGAACGTATACCATGATGATTTAAAGGCTGCATACGAAAGATACAAAAATAGCAAAGGTCTTTCAAGGGTATACCCTGTCGGAGATGCAGAGCGGATAGAATTTGAGAATTACATATTTGCCTATTGGGAAAAGAATTATAAATTCACAGGCAATGAAGGGAGGACGATTGAAACAGAAAAAAGCACTTAATAATTCCCCATGTACAAGGAAAAATTAAGTGCTTTCATTTACATAAAAGTAAGTAAAGATGATACTTATATTTTACTCTTATGTAATGAAAAAGTCAAGCAAAAGTTATCTTGAATACCAGATAAAACTAGCCGATTAAAGGCTTCTTAAATCAGCTATAAGGTATTAAGTTTAGACATAGGAAGTGAAAATATATGTATGAACAAAGGGAATACACAGCAGGAGATATAAAGGAATTTGAAAAGATACATAGTAAGAAATGTCCTCCTAATATTTATAGGGCAAAAAGAACAAAACCTACACCTGAGAGTGTAAAAAAATATAATGACATAAAGTCAGAAGATTATCTGAGAAGAAAATTTCACTGTAATTTTGGTGAGGATGATCTACATATTGTCTTAGGGTACCCAAAAGGATATCGACCAACACCAGCACAATCAAAAAAAGATTTAAAAGCATTTAAAAATGATATGCGTATAGAATATAAAAAAATGGGTCTGCTTTTTAAATATATGCATGTTACAGGTTTTTATGATAAAGACGGTATACAGGACAGTGGATATAATGAGCATGACGAAACAACAATACATCATCACATAGTTATGAATTCAATCGATTATAGAATAATTACTAGAGTTTGGAAAAAACGTGGTGGGCGAATATGGTTTTTTGCATTAGATGGTGAAGGAGATTATACGGCTCTTGTAACTTACCTCATAGGGCATACTAAAAATTTATTTAGAGAAGATTGCAGCCCTTGCAAAAAGAAGTGGAGTTGTAGTAGAAATTTAAAAGACCCTCCGCCACCAAAAGTGAAGGTAGTTAATGCTTCGGCATGGAGAGAAGAACCTAAACCGATTAAAGGGTACAAGATTGTTACTGATTCTATAAGATACGGAGTAAGCGAAGTAACTGGATATCCATATCAGTTTTATCGTATGGTGAAAATAAAGCAGCGAAAGTGAGTTTTTGCAGTTGACTTCACAAAAATATTTTGAAGGCAGATGAAACTATGACACAAATGGAGCAGGTAATCATAAACAAATGGTTGGGGGGCAGAAACACCGATAAAATCATTCCATGCGTGATTGATATGCTTAAACTATCAAAAACAGCGAACAACACATCAGAGCTGATGGCGGCAAGAATTATTGACAAAACAATAAAATCATACATTGAAAATGAAAAGAGGAAATAAAGATGATTAACAAAACAATAGAAAAGCTAATAGAGCAAGCAAGAACCGAAGCTGCTGCACAGGCTACCGAGGATATGAAAACAACATTGAGCGGGTTGCAAGAAGAACAAGCAAAAATGCTTGAGAAATCTGCCCAAATGGGAAAAGAATTATCCGTCAAAGGGGATGCCGACATTGTAAGGGTTATGCTGATTTTCGATAACCTCCAAGTCAATCACTCACAAATTATTGAGGGGCTGAAAATCATAGCACTAAAAGACCCACAAAAGGCAAATAAACTTGGGGCAGGAATATCCTCATATTTAAGTAATAACGCATTACCTGAACTGAAAGCGCTGGAGGTATAAAGATGGAATTTTCGAATGATAAAAATGTAACTTGTTTCAGTTGCAAGCATAAAGTATTTAAAATAATAATGAATAAATTTGAAGATGGCAGTCGCTGTATGGGCTATTGCGATAAAAGAAGTAGTATAGATAAAACTTGTTATATCAGCGCAACAACTGTTTGCGATTTATTTGAAAGGATTGAAACTGATGAATAGTGTTATTAAAAGACTTGAAAGCCAATGCCGAGAGCTTTCCACTTACGGAGCAAATCCAATTTTAAGACAAGACATTGAGGCACTTATAGCTGAGTGTAAAAAACACAATCAAACTAATTCGGAATCAGAAACAAAAAAGCAAAGAGAAATACAGCCTTGTCCTTTTTGTGGTGGGAAAGCTAATGTAATAACTTTTAGCCTAACAATAATACAACCCCTTTTTGGTGATCCATTACCTCCTAAAAATAAATATTACATTAAATGTGAAAAATGCGACACTGTATATGGTGCAGTTGAATTTGAAAAAGAGGAACAAGCGATCACAGCATGGAACACAAGAGGGCAACCACAGCGAATAATCAAGAGGAGGTTTTAAGATGGCTTATAGAGAATGCGTTGATTGCGAACATTGCAAGACACTCGAAGATAGCGATGGAGATATAATTCATTTCTGTATGGATGTGAATGGTGGTAATTATCTTGCGGTAACGGGACTTTGTGGATTTTGTGGAGAGGATGACGAACAGGAGGGAACAGATTATGCCTAAATATACACCACCATGCGCAAGCGAGAGCGTTGAACAAATATCATTATTCCGTTGGGCAATCTATTCCTCAAGTACTATGCCGGAGCTTGACCTACTCTTTCACATACCAAATGGGGGCAAGAGGGATATAACAACAGCAAAAAGGCTAAAAGCCGAGGGAGTGAAAGCAGGTGTCCCTGATATCTGCCTTCCTTGCCCAAAGGGGAAATATCATGGCTTATACATAGAACTCAAAACAGGTAAAAACAAAACAACAGAAACCCAGGACAAATGGCTTACTGAATTAAGCCGACAAGGCTATAAAACTGCAGTATGCTATGGCTGGGAAAAAGCAAGTGAAATTATCACAAAATACCTACAAGGAGCTGATTAGATGTTTATAAAAGAGAACTGCCTTGACTGCGTATTTATGCAGATAAAAGGCGCTGAAAATAAATGCGTTGTAAAGAAAAGGTCGTTCAAGATTGACAAAGACAATAAAATCAAGACACCAGCCGATTGTATTCACTCGCAAGAATTCAATGACGCTTTCAAATTAAGATATAACAAAAGAGATGGAAGGAACATACAATATGAAGTGTGAAGAATGCAAATCACCCAAAGGTAAAAAACAAGCATGTGGTTCAATCGTCTGCGATGTCTGCTGCGCAATATGTCACTCAATGGATTATTGCGATGCGCTGGACGTAGAACAGGAGGAACCTGAAGAGGAGGATTAAGATAATGATTAGATTTCTAATGCAATTAAAACAATGTCAGGACATGTTAACTAGCCAACAGTACAAAACACTAAAAGGGCAAGCATTAGCAGGTGACGTCCTCGGCGCACAACAAGGCTTAACAAAACTAATTAACAGATAGGAGCAATAACATTGAAGAAAGAGCAACTTGGACAATATCGAAGTTTAAAAAGGGAAATCGAAGAGCTTGAAGACAAAATATTATCTTACAAAACACACGATGTTGTAAAATCAAGTGCTCAATTCCCGTACAGTCCCCATTGTGTGACGGTATCCGGTTATCCAAGCACTAGAGTATTGGATAAACTAAAAGCACAAAAATTAAATTGCAAAGCACAATGCACAAAAATAGAAAACTTTATAAACAATATTGACGATAGTTTGACAAGAAGAATTTTTCGTTTGCGTTATCTTGAAGGTAGGCACTATATGAGTTGGCAATGCGTGGCCACTGCACTTGGTGAGGCTGATGAAAGCTTTCCACGTCAAAAGCATAACAGGTATTTAAAGCAAAACCAAAAGTGACCGAATTTATCGAATTATCCATGTTACAATAGTATTGTAGAAGGGTATATAATTTAGAGCTTGCAAACGCAGGCTCTCTTTTATTTAGGAGGAAAAAAATGAATATTAAATTGAACACCATCTACAACACAGACTGCATAGTGGGTATGCAGCAAATCAAAGACAAAAGCATAGATATGATTCTGTGCGACCTGCCTTATGGCATAACAGACTGTCGTTGGGACAGCATTATTCCATTTGATATGCTTTGGAAAGAATATGAGCGGGTTATCAAAGACAACGGAGCAATCGTTCTAACATCAAGCCAACCATTCACAACAAACCTCATTAACAGTAACAAAAAGATATTCCGATATTGTTGGTATTGGCTTAAAAATCAACCAACAGGCTTTCCATTTGCAAAATATCAGCCATTGCGAAATATAGAGGATATATGTGTATTCTACAAACAAAGAACAACGTACAATCCCCAAGGCTTAATCAGACTAGACAAACCAGTAATAAAGAAACGAAAAGAGCAGGTCGAGGATAACGTATACAAGATGGCTAGCCTCACAGGGGAATATGTTACAACGTTTAAAAACTATCCAAGGCAAACCCTAGAATTCAAATGCCAACGTGAGGGGCTACACCCAACGCAAAAGCCTGTCAGTTTGTTTGAATACCTTATCCGCACATACACAAACGAAGGCGACACAGTCCTTGACAATTGCATAGGTAGCGGAACAACAGCCGTTGCCTGCATAAACACAAATAGAAACTTCATAGGCTTTGAACTCGACGAGGCACACTGGAAAACAGCAGTGGATAGGGTTGAAAAAAATTCTCCATGAATGAGGACTTTTAATAATCACTAATATATTAATTAATATTTACTATTGCTATTTACAACTTTCTGCTGGCGTGATATAGTATAAATATAAACCTATATATTTATATTTGGGGAGTATTATGATTGAACTTATAAATTTTGATAATTGGGATATACACAAACAATTTGAGGCTAGCGGATGTAGCGAGAAAGATTGGTTGATTAATCCTGAAGATGGCAGAATAGGATTGTTTAAATACCCTAAAAAAAATAAGTGCAGTAGTGTCCTTGTAACCTTTGAATATATCTCTGAACATTTAGCATCTAGAATAGCAGAAGAAATTGGTGTTAGCTGTTGCAAAGTTGATATTGGAACATTTAACGGGCGGATTGGATGTCTGAGCCATTTAGTTCATGACTATACTAAAGATACACTGGTTGATGGAGTAAGGCTTCTAGAGGTTGATAGACCTAACTATGATTCCAAGAAAATGATTGACAGAGATACCGGTGAGGTGTATTCAATTGACATGATTGTGGACAGCTTATTTTCCAATGAAACTAGACAGGAATTTTTAAAAGTTCCTATTTTAGATTTGGAAATAGTGATAGACATCATAACAATTGGGCAATAATTATTACTGCGAATCCGACAACTTTTCGTTTCGCACCACTATACGATAATGGTTCATCATTGTGTTGTTTTATAAATGAGGAAGAAATTTATGAATATTTAAGAGATAAAAATAGGCTGAGCGCATGCATTGACAGCAAGTCTAGATCCGCAATTGGAATAGGAAATGATCGTAAACCAAGGCACAGTGAAGTCATTCGATACATGTTGAGAGAAAATTATATAAATAAAGACCTACAAGATATTGAAATCAGTATACATACTCTATCGGATTCAAAAATAGACGAACTAGTATCAGAGTATGGTAATTTAATATCTGATGAGAGAAAACAGTTACTTTGCTTATATTTGAAAAGTAAAATGAATATACTTAAAGAAATTCTAAAATAATAAAAAAAGGAGAGAAAACTATGCAAAATGTTATTTTAGTTTATTGGCAAGACCCAGAAAAACGTCAACGACATAAGGTTGGCATCATCACTAGAGAGAATAAAGAGAGCTACACATTTTCATATTCAGAAGAGGCTGCTCGTTTAAGAAATGAAGGATTCGAAGAAATTTTTCCTTTTACAGATATGAATTTGGTATATAGAAGCGATAGATTATTTAGTGCATTTACTTGCAGATTACCAGAAAAACGAAGACCCGATATCCAAAAAGTTTTAGATAAGTATAACATTCTCGAATATGATGAATTTGATTTATTAAGAAAAAGTGGTGGCAGATCGCCACTCGACACTTTGGAGTTTATTGAACCAATTGATATTACTCAACGTCCAATTGAAAGAACGTTTTATGTTTCAGGTGTTAGACATTGTGATTTATGTAATGGAAAAAAATGTGCACTAACCGATATTAAATTGGGCGACCAAATTGATGTGGTTAGAGAGCCTGAAAATAAGTTTGATAAAAACGCTGTGGTATTATTATTCGACAATTGTAAGTTGGGGTATGTACCCGCTTTTCACAGTAAAGAGGTAAGTCAGTCTATAGAAAAGCATCTAAACATTAATTGTTCTGTTGTTCAAAAAAACTATAGAAAAGCAGAACTGCAATTTACTGATTGCTGTTGTCGGGAGTGTTTGTCGGTCAAGATAATAATTTGGTAACATTAAAATACTTTTGGGTATTAGGATAAATACCCAAAGCATAAAAAACAGTCATCTTAACAGGTGGCTGTTTTCTTATGCCATACTTATTGATATTTGCATTATTTTGTAGTAAAATGAATTAAAATATGTTTGAGAGGTGTAAAGATATGAAAGTTAATAAAACGTTTTGTAAAAAACAATTTATAATTTTGTGTCATAAAATAAGATTGACGATGGTTGTTTCAGGTATGCTATTATCTTTGATACAAGTTCTGGTTGTGATAAACGGTGTTCAAATAAAAAATGAGTACTCATGGGTGTCTACTATATTAGTTGGTCTGGGTTTTGCATTATATTCAGATAAAAAATCCTATAAACTCGCATGCGTATTTACAGTTTATCCAATTGTTTTTTTGTTTTCTTTAACATCAACTTTATATTACTTTATTCACATGCTAGAACAAAAAAGCCTGTCTGTTGTTTTTCATATAATATATAGTATTTTCCTTATTATACTAATTCACCTAATAATATTACTATTCAAATTTATATTTAAGGGAATACAGAAGGCATTTGAAAAAATAGGACGTAGCGATGATATCTTCACAAAGGGTGTAGCGATATCGGTTTCTATTGTTGGATTAATAACGTCTTTTGGGGGTTTAGTACAGTTAATTACGCGTGTACTCTTAAGGAAATAAATATTACCAACCTCTAAACCACCCAACTCGGGTGGTTTTCTTATGCTCATTTTCACACTAACACCAACCAAAACATAAGGAGGTTTTAACCCATAAATGACACAACAATACCTTTCAAATTGGTTCAAATCTTTAATAAAAACGAATAATTTGCACGCATTTTATACTTGCCCACAGTGGCTAAGGTTAAGAAGTGAGGTGCTGAAAGAGCAGAACAACGAGTGCCAAGTTTGCAAAGCTAACAAGCAGTATAGCCAAGCTGATATAGTTCATCATATCAAGTATGTTAGACATCGACCGGAGCTTGCACTAACCAAGGACAACCTTATGTGCGTATGCAGTGCTTGCCATAATGAGATACATAAAGCAAAGCACGAATATATAAACAATGAACGCTGGTAAAATAAGATACCCCCGGTCAAAAAAATCGGCTTTTCTTGGTTTACTCCTGACCGAAGGGGTAAACGACAAAACCGATGCCTCGCACACGTGAGAAAAAATTTAAAGCGAAAAGAATAGTGAGGTGATTTTTAATGACATCTAAACAAATTAAAGAATCATTACTTTTGCAACTTAAAATTAAAGGTGCAGATATTGAACTTTTTAGAAGCTTGGTGGACGATTATATTTTTTACTGGCAAAAGGAACGTGACTTGCAAAAAGACGTCAAGAAAACAGGACTTCGTTTTTTGACTTGGTCTGCAAGTGGACATGAAATCGAAAAAGAAAACCCATCTGTAAAGGCTGCTGTTATGTATAATAAGCAAAAACTTGCTATATTGAAAGAACTGAATTTAACAACTGGAAATTGTACGAATGGTGAGGAAGATGAACTCTAATATCAAAGACTATATTGATTTTGTCAGAAGTGGAGAGATACCAGTTTGTAAAGAGCAAGTTTTATTATGCAACTATATTGAGAAAGTATTTGCGACAGAAAAGTTATTTGTAAATGGGGAGCAACTCGAGAAATATTTCAGCTATCAAAAATACTTTCCCTTTGAGCTTTTGGCTTGGGAAAAGTTTTGTTTTACACTTCATAATTGCGTATACAGAGAGGACGGTCAACTTCGTTGGCCTGTCCTTTTTATATTGGTTGGACGTGGAGCAGGGAAAAATGGTTATCTAGCTTTTGAGGATTTTTGCTTGCTAACACCTACAAATGGGGTTAAGTATTATTTTATTGATATCTTTGCAATGTCCGAAGACCAAGCAAAGACAACGTTTGAAGATGTATACAACGTCCTTGAAGATAACAATGCAAAGCTTAAAAATCACTTTTACTGGAACAAAGAAGAAATAACTAACTTAAAAACTAAGTCGAGGCTTAAGTTTCGTACGAGTGGATTGAAAACCAAGGACGGAGGACGTCCTGGTAAGATAGATTTTGACGAATACCACGCATACGAAAACATGAAGCTTGTCGATACAGCCACCACAGGGCTAGGAAAAAAGGCGCATCCACGTCAAACGATAATAACAACAAATGGTGATGTGCGTGATGGCCCTCTTGATATGCAAATTTCAAAGGCACTAAGTATTCTAAAAGGTGATATTCCTGACAATGGTATGTTACCTTTTCTTTGCAAACTAGATAATGAAAAAGAAATACTAGATAGGACGAACTGGGCGAAAGCAAACCCAAGCTTGCCGTTCTTCCCGACGTTGCAACATCAACTTGATATCGAGTTTGGAAACTATTTAATTGATCCTATCGGTAACTCTTCCTTTGCAACAAAGCGAATGAATATACCTCAGGGCAATAAAGACGTAGAATTCACTTCATGGGAAAATATACAGGCAACAAATGAGCCTGTTATTGATTTAAAAGGCAAGACTTGCGTATGGGGTTTAGACTATGCGACAACGGATGATTTTGTAGCAATGATACTATTATTTAAAGTGGGAGGTAAGTATTATGTAATAACACATACATGGGTATGTAGGCAGTCAAAGGACTGGCACAGAATTAAATATCCAATCGAGGAGGCACAGGCAAAAGGTTTATTAACCATAGTTGACGATGTAGAGGTTAACCCTGAATTGCCAATAGCGTGGCTTGTGGAGCAGTCGGCGCTATACAACATAGCCTATGGAGCAATGGATCACTTTAGATATACAACGGTATCGAGGGCTTTAATAGATGCAGGTTTTATGCCTGAAAAGAAAGTCAGCGGAAATATTGAGGGCAATGTTAAACTAATACGTCCATCTGATATTATGATTATTGCCCCTGAGTTTTCTATGGACTTCGCCAAGCATAATATCGTATGGGGTGACAACTCTTTAATGCGATGGTACACGAATAATGTTAAACGCATGATAGACAATAAGGGCAATATTACGTTTGGAAAAATAGAGCCTAAGAGCAGAAAGACAGATGGGTTTATGGCGCTTGTGGCAGCGAGAACAATATCAGATAAACTAGATGCATATGATAAAATGAACTCAATGGACTTGGGCGTTTGGGTTTATTAATTTTTGAAAGGGGGTGAGAAATTTGGGAGTAATAAGTTATGTTAAATCAAAATTGAAACCTCCAAAGCAAGCTGTAACAATTCAAGCCGATGATAGCGCCTTTGTGGAAAAGCTATGTTCAGAATTCGGGTTAACCCAACGGCTGAACGGTTTACTCATAGACCGCTTCGCCACCAACGTGGCAATCAATTTAATAGCTGGACTTGTCAGCAAATGTGAGTTTAAAACATATACAAACGGTGTCGCTACAAAGGGCAAGGAATATTATTTGTGGAATATCGAGCCGAACGTCAATCAAAGCTCTACACAATTTCTACAAGAATTTGTGTATCGACTACTTAAAAACAACGAGTGCTTGGTTATTGAAAACGTAGGACAATTAATGATTGCTGAAAGCTTTAGTCAAACCGAATTTGCTTTAATTCAAAACAATTTCAGCAATGTGACAAGAGCAGGTTTTACATTCAACAAGATATTTAAAATGTCTGAGGTTATGTATACAAAACTAAATTGTAGTGATGTTGCAAGACTATTATCAAATATCCAAAGCAGCTATGATGCACTAATTTCCGAGGCAATAGAAAAGTATAAAAAAAGCGGTGGAGAAAAAATAATCCTAAACATAGGTTCAGTAGCTACTGGTAACAAAGATTTTGAGAAAAACCTTGAAAATCTAATGACAAATCGGTTCAAGACCTTTTTTGAAAATAAAAATGCAGTGCTGCCACTAACGGAGGGCTACACAGCCAACAGGCAATCAACTGAAACAAACAGGAAATCATCTAGCGAAATAGCAGATATTAAAACACTAACTGCTGAATCTTTTGAGCGGGTTGGGCAAGCTTTCAAAATCCCGTCTGCAATTCTAAAAGGTGATATAGCAGATGTGGGCCAACTAACCGACAACCTATTGACGTTCTGCATAGATCCTCTATGTGACTTGATATCGGAGGAGGCTACAAGGAAAAGATATGGGATGTCGGAGTTTTTAAAAGGCAACTATATAAAAATTGATACCACGTGCGTTAAGCATATTGATATATTCAGCATAGCCGAAAAGATTGATAAGCTAATAGCAAGTGGAATGTATAGTATTGATGAAGTCAGAGAAAAGGCAGGTGATACACCACTCAACACAGATTATAGTCAAAGGCATTGGATCACTAAAAACTATCAAGACATTAATTTTATTGAAGGGGGTGATAATATTGAATAAATTCTGGGAAATCAAACAATCAGCAATAGCAAAGACGGTTGAACTCTATATTTATAGTAATGTTGATGTAGATAGCTATAACTGGTGGACAGGTGAAACAATAGTGAGTGAAACCTCGGCGAATTTTTTCAGGGATGAACTAGCGAAAATAACGGATGTTGATAACATCAATATCTATATTAATTCTTTGGGTGGCAGCGTGATGGAAGGTGTAGCAATCTATAATCAACTCAAACGTCACAAAGCATACAAAACTGTTTATATAGATGGTTTTGCTTGTAGTGTTGCCTCGGTCATCGCAATGGCTGGGGATAAAATAGTTATGCCAAAAAATACAACTATGATGATTCATAACGCTTGGACATATGCTTGTGGCAACGCAAAAGAACTAAGAAAATGTGCAGATGATTTAGATGTTATAAACGAAAGTTCACGTCAAGCATATTTGCTGAAAGCAGGTGAAAAGCTATCGGAAGAAAAGCTTATCGCAATGCTCGAGGGCGAAACATATCTAACTGCTATGCAATGCGTTGAATATGGTTTAGCTGATGAATTTGCCGAGGTTGAAGCTGACATTGAAAAAGCCAAACAAATGCTACAACAAGCAAAACAAAATGGTATGAAACAGTATGCATCAAAGCTTGAAAAAATAGTAGCGCTCGCAAAAGATGTAGAACCACCACCACAAGCAATTGAAAAGGTTGACGAAGATGAATTAAAGCAAAAAACAGAGAATACTCTGGCTATGTGTTTAAATGCGTTTTTGCAGTCAACTGCACAATCAAACGAATAAAGGTCTTATCTAATTATGATAAGGCTTTTAATTTTTATTATTTTTAAGGAGTATTATTATGAAATCAAAAGATTTAATCAGCGCAAAGACAAGAGAGTTATCTCAAAAAATTCTCACAGCAGTACAAGCAAATGATGAAACTGCGATAAGCCAAGCTTTTGCAGATTTCCAAGAAAGCATTGCACAGCAAAATACAGAAGATATCTCGCTTGCAATTCAATCAATGGACAACGCTGTACTTGCCAATCGTGGAGTAAAACAACTTACTTCCGACGAAAAAACGTATTTCCAAAAGCTTATTGATGCCTCTGCTTCAGCAAATCCTAAACAAGCGATCACAGAGCTGATAAAAGGAATGCCTGAAACGGTTATTGATACGGTTCTTGAGGACATCAAAGACAACCATGATTTACTGGATTTAATCGACTTCCAAAACACAAACGGTCAAATCAAAATGATTTTCAACGCTGATGATGTTGACCTCGCAACATGGGATGAACTTAACACCGCTTTTACAACAGAACTTGTAGGCGCTATCGATACGCTTGATATGTCAATGTGCAAACTTACTGCCTATCTACCTGTGCCGATGGATATGGTGGACTTGGGTCCAGCTTGGCTATTAACGCTTACTGTTATGATCCTTTCCGAGGCACTTGCAAGAGGGCTTGAAAATGCAATCATCGATGGTGATGGAAAGAAAAAGCCAATCGGTATGTCACGAAATTTAGATGGCGCTGTCGTTGGTGGGGTATATCCACTAAAAACAGCAGTAACGCTCAGTGAAATCACACCATCTGTGTACAACGCTATCGTGGCTAGTCTTGCAGCAAAACCAAACGGAGGTTATAGAGCAATCCCTGAGGTTGTATTTATCTGTAACCCTGTGGACTATCTAACAAAAATATTGCCTGCAACAACTGTGCTGACAGTTGAAGGTACATACAAAACTGATATATTCCCATATCCAACAAAGGTAATTCAATCTGCACAACTTGCCCAGGGGACTGCCATTATCGGAATTGCGAATAAATACTTTATGGCACTAGGCTCTGAAAAAACAGGAAAGATTGAATTTGACGATTCCGTTCAATTTTTGGCTGACAACAGGGTTTATAAAATCAAGCTATACGGAAACGGACGTCCAAAAGACAATAACGCATTTAAACTTGTCGACATTAGTGGACTAATCCCAACAAACCGCAAAGTTGAGATTGTGAACACAGAAGCAAGACCTGTTATAACAAAAGAAAAAGTCTAGAAATAAAGCAAAGGGCATTGATTTAACCGTCAATGCCTTTAGTGCTTTTTAAAAAAGGAGGGTTGTTTGTGCCACAGACACTAGATCCTATAATGCTCGCAGACGTTAAAAACTATCTTGATATTACCTATGATGATGTAGAGTCAGATAAAAAACTAACCGGCATTATACTAAGAGGGCAAAACAGGCTTAAAGACATTTCATCAAACCCACTATTAAGCTTTGAAGAAGGCGCAAGAGCAAGAGAGCTTTTATTTGATTATTGCAGATATGCTAGAAGTAACGCACTAGAAATGTTTGAGTTGAATTTCAGTAGAGAACTAATTGCTTTAAGATTAACAAGCTTGACGGAGGTGATGCCAGTTGAAAATTAAAACTCCAATTCAGATGGAAACTTTCAATGATGGGGTGCTGGATGTTTACGAAAAGGATGAGCAAGGAGAAATAAGCTTGAAAATTCGTGGAGTAAGATTTGCAAATCGAGTGATAGGCGCTAAAAGGCTTGTTGCAGCTTCACAGCTAAAAATGGATTTTTCTAATCTTATCAGAATACCCAAAATAGATAGCATAACAACCTATGACGTTATTATTATGAATGGATTCCAATACAAGATTATGCAAATCCAACACTTGTATGAGACAAACCCACCAACGAGCGACTTATCAATTAAGAAAGGTCAAAAGTGTACTTCTTTAGGGGGCGATTAGATTTGGATAACATTATTGATATCGAAGAACTTTCAAACGCAATTACTAGGGAATTAGAAAGCTATTGCGAAGAAATACAAGAAAGCACTGACAAGGCAGCAGACATTGTAACTAAACAATTAGTTGAAGACATCAAAGAGGATTGTCCGACCGATAAAGGAAATTACAAGAAAAGTTGGACAAGAAAAAAGCTCAAATACTCAATGGTTGTGTTTAATAAAAAATATGGATGGTTAACCCATTTGTTAGAGTTTGGCTACACCAGTCGTAACGGCAAACGCGTACAAGGAAAAAAACATATTGCAAATAACGAAAGAATTGCAGTAGATAATTTTGAAGATATGGTTGTTGCAATAATTTCGGAAGGGGTAAGATTAAAATGACAATTGAACAACTCAAGGCTCTTCTTAATCAAACTGGTTATGACGTTGCATATGAACATTTTGGACAACCCCCAAATATTCCATACATCGCCTTTGATGAAATTGGCTCAGAGTTTACCGGTGCAGATTTAAAAGTGCTACTGCAAGATGTTAGTTACGATATTAACTTGTATACTGTTAAAGGCAACACAGCGCAGAAAAATCTTGAAAAGCTATTAATCGATAACAACATAGCTTTTGAAACAAACAAAACATACATTGATGCTGAAGAGATATATCAAACGACATATTCTATAAGTTTTTTTAAACCAATTGAGGAGGAAGTATAATGGAAGAGATTATCTTAGGTAGTGGAACTCTATACGTAGAAGAATTCACAGGCGAAATCCCAACAGATGCAATTTTTGAAACCGAAGCAAACAGATTAGGACTTATCAGTGGTGGCTGTTCAATTGAATACAAGCCAACTTTCTATGAAGCAAAAGACGATTTAGGAAAAGTTTCAGAACAAATTATAACAAGCGAAGATGCAACACTTAAAAGTGGCATTTGTACTTTTACCGGTAAGGCACTTGCAAAGCTATGTGCAACAGCAAGAATTACTGAAAATATTGAAACTGGAATAACAACTATTAAATTTGGTGGTATAGCAAATGATAACGGTAAAAAATATGCTGTTCGTTTTGTACATATCAGCGGAAAGAGAAGTATAACAATAGTTGGTAAAAATCAAGCAGGATTTACGCTCGCGTTTGCAAAAGATAAGGAAACTGTTGTTGACGTTGAATTTAAAGCAATGCCTTGTGATTCAGAAGGAACACTAATCATATATCAAGAGAGAGTAGCATAATAAGAGGGGCTTAATGCCCCTCTTTATTTTTAAGGAGTGATCTAATGCTAGATTTAAATTTAGTAAATAGCAGATATTTTGAAGTGAAGGTTGGTAAATTCGTTTTAGGACTAGAGCCTTGTAAGCTTAAAACAATGCGCAAATTTCAAAAGTTAGCAAAGAACGCAGAAGATGATGAGGATATCATTGATATTGCTGCTGCGATACTCAACAAAAACATAAAGAAAATAAAAATAAGTGATGAGGCTATCGGTGAAATGAATATTGACCAACTCAACACTTTGCTTTACGAATATTTTAGCTGGATAGCAAACGAAAAAACAGCAAACCCAAACTAAACTGCCCCAGCTTTGATGAACGAAGCAATGAGGGGCATTATTCCGTAAATACACTTGAAGAAAAAACAGTAGCGCAATATTGTAATATCTCATTATTTGAAGTTTTAGAACTTGAAGTATATGAATTTTATTATCTATTACGTGATGCATTTATATACCAATATTCGCAATCACAAACTGGTGTAGAGTATCTTAACAAGTGCTGGAGATTAGAACAAACTGAAAGTGATGTTGAAAGTCTTCGCAAACACTTTGGAAAAAAGGAGGATAAAAATGGCTAGTAATATTAAAGGTATAAAAATAGAGATTCGCGCTGAAACAACAGGGTTTCAGAAAGCTCTTAAAGCACTTGATGCAAGCACTAAAAAAACGCAGACAGAGTTAAGAGAAGTTAATAAATTACTAGAACTAAACCCGAGCAGTACAGAGTTGGTAACACAGAAACAACTGTTATTAGCTAAAGCAACGGATGAAACTAAGACTAAACTTAAAGCATTGAAAGATGCCAAAGTCAAAGCTGATAAAGATATGGCTAACGGTACAGAAGTCAATGAAGAACAGTATCGAAAATTACAACGTGAAATTATCGGCACAGAAACAAAGTTAAAAGGACTTGAACATCAGACTAAGGAACTCGGCAAAACAAACAAGAAAACTTTTGATGATGTTGCAAATAATTTGGATAAATTCGGAGCGGGTGCTGAAAAAGCAGGTAAGAAACTTGCCCCTTTATCTGTTGCAGCTGGTGCGGTTGGTATAGCTTCAGCAAAAATGGCTATTGATTTTGAAGATGCAATGGCTAAAGTATCAACTATAGCTGACACAACAAAAGTGCCAATGGCAGATTTAGAAAAATCAATACTTAATTTATCAAATCAAACAGGTATAAGTTCAACATTGATAGCTGATGACATTTACAATGCAATATCGGCAGGTCAGGACACAGCTGATGCGGTAAAGTTTGTAGAACAATCAACTAAACTTGCGAAGGCTGGATTTGCTGAAAGTTCACAAACACTTGATGTTTTGACAACTATACTAAATGCGTACGGTTTAGAGGCAAGTGAAACTGGCAAAATATCTGATATGCTTATACAAACTCAAAATAAAGGTAAAACAACAGTTGCCGAATTATCAGAAAGTATGGGTAAGGTTATTCCAACTGCCAAAGGTCAAAATGTAGCGTTGGAACAATTAACGACATCATATGCGATTATGACAGCGAAAGGTATCAAAGCAACGGAAACAACAACTTATCTAAACTCAATGATTAATGAGTTAGGTAAAAGTGGAAGTAAGTCAAGTGATGTTCTAAAATCTGAAACAGGGAAATCATTTTCTGAACTGATGGCAAGTGGCAAAAGTCTTGCTGATGTTTTGCAAATTTTAAAAACAAATGCAGATAAAAACAACTTGTCTTTGGGTGATATGTTTGGCTCAGCTGAGGCTGGTAAAGCAGGATTAACACTATTGGGTGATGGCGCTGATGTTTTCAATACAAGCTTAAATGAAATGCTCAATTCAACAGGTGCAACCGATGAAGCATTTAAAAAGATGCAAACAACATCTCAAAAGTTCAAAGAGGATATCAATAAGCTTAAAAATGCAGGTATTGACTTGGGAAAAGTATTAATGCAAGCACTTGCACCAGTTTTTGAAAAAATTTCAGAGGCAATTAAAAAGCTGACTCAAAAATTTAGCAATATGTCAGACGAGCAAAAGAAAACAATCGTAACTATTTTATTGCTAGTAGCAGGACTTTCACCACTTCTCATTATGATTGGGAAAATGGCAACAGGAATATCAGCACTCATAAGTGCAGTAAAGTTATTGTGGATAGCTATATCCGCACATCCGATTATGACAGTTATTACTGCTCTAGGCTTGCTTGTAGGTGCGATAGTTATCTATCACAAAACAACAGGTCAAGCAAGAACTGCAACTGATGATTTTTGCGATAGCACAGATAAGCTAATCGAAAAAAGCAAAGAAACAATACAGTCTATAAAAGATAGCGCTGAAAGTTACAAGAAGCAAAGTGATGATATTTTAGCAAGTGCAGGTGCTAGTGGAATTTTAGCCGATAAGCTATATGATTTAAGTGAGAAAGAAAATAAAACCAATTCCGAAAAAGTAATAATGAAAGGGTTGGTAGAACAACTCAACGGTTTAATGCCTGACCTTAACTTGCTGTTTAATGAAGAAACAGGATTACTTAATAAACAACGTGGTGAGGTTACTTTGCTTATTGAAGAACATAAAAAACTAGCACTTGTCAAAGCTGCCGAAGAACGTATAACTGAATTAGCAAAAAAGCAAGTGGAAAACGAATTTAATCAGCAAGATTTATTGCAACGCAAACAAGAAACTCAAAAGAAAATTAACGAGTTATCAGCAGAGTACAATAAAATTCTTTCTGATGCAAACGGCAAACAACTTACAGTAGCACAGATGGATGAAATGGACAGGGTTGCTATTGAATTAGATAAACTTAAAGATAAGATGCCTGACATCGACAAACAGCTTAAAGTAACGCAAGACACAGCTAAAAAAACGGAAAAAGATTTAAATAAAACGTACGAATATATCGATGTTAAATCTAAAACGGTCGCACAACTTTATGACGAAACACATCAAAGAATGGGTGAGAGTGTTGAGCAATTCAGAATAAGAACAGGCAACGCAATAACAGGTACAATTGACGATATGGCAACTCTAGCGCCTAAAATTCCAGAGGGTGTTGGTTTAGCTATTTCTAGTCATTTATCAAGTGTTCAAACCGCAACAGCATCAATGCGAAATACAATCAAAAACGGCATGAGTGGTATGGTAGGCGATTTGACAAGCATAGCAACACAGGCAATGAATAGCTTGAACAGCACAATGCAAAATATGGGTGGTGACTTATTTAGGGCGATGTATGGTGATGAAGCTTACAACCAAGCAGGAGCCAACTTGCCAATGTTCGCAAATGGTGGTGTTTTGTCCAATGGTCAAGGTATCGTTGCTGAGGCGGGTCCCGAATTAATCACAATGATAAATGGTAGGGCAGTTATAAAACCTCTTTCAGGTGAAAGCAGAAACACTTTAGTTGGTGGTGGTAACAACAATAGCAGTGCAAAAAGCTATAATCAAACTGTCAACGTGTAT